TGCTGACGCAGCACCTCGGGTTTCCGTTTCGCCAGGTAAATTCGTTTACCGAAGCACCGGGAAAGAAATTGAAGTTGGTATTACTCATAACAACTTCACCCCAAAGGGCGGTGGTTTGTATAAGAGACACAAAGTCGATTATACATCTCGTAAAACGATTGATCCAGTTTCGACTGGGTCATGTTGCACTCCTGGATACGTCCAGGAAATCAGTGCATCATTCGTTTTTACTCACCCCGTAAATGCTACCAAAACCGACGTAGAAGACGTCGTTAAGGCCTTGGCAGTATGGATGAGCGAAGCTAACGACGCAACCATTATTGATAAACTCATAAATGGCGAGTCGTAAAACTCCGCTTGTCCGGTGGATCCATGCGCTGCGCTAAGTATCGCAGCTAGGAGCCAAAAGGCATGTTAAAGAATAACATACTAAAACTCTACAAAGGCATTTTGGAAGATGCCAATGTATGCTTTCCAGACCTGAATCTTGGGAGAGATCTCCTTAAGATTAGCAAATTATTGTCCACCCGTGGTGTTCGATCATTACAAATTGATCTCACCAATTTAGACAGAGCATTACTTGATATGCTCGCTTCGGGTAAGTTCCAACCACGAGGGCCTCTCACGAGGACTCTCCGTGGCTCCAAGGTACCTGTATTCTTACAAGGACTATGGAAACTTATTATGGACAATGATGGTTGTCTGCTAGAGGATGCTAATCCTGACGCCATATTATTCATTAGGCAGGTTTGCCTTTTGATGAAGCGTTTTGGAGGCGATTGCCCCCAAAGCGCTGTTGATGACGCCATTGATCAGTTCCTCGACATCGAAGAGAGTTTGCGAATGCCCACCAATTGTTGGGGGGGCACCGCTCGTGAAAGTATAGAAGCTTTCTCACTCTCGCAGTCTTGGATTTGTTTCCAGGCAATTGAGTCTAATTATCATGATAATATGTTCCTTCCACAGGAACAGAGTTATTTTGAGAATTCGGCTCGCTTATTTAGGGCTGAACGCCTTAGTAAATTGCTATGGACTCTCCAAACTGTTTGCGATGAATGGACCGAGGAGCTGGGTCTCAACGAGATCCAGTATTCTTCTCTCGGTAACATTTGCAGACATGGTCCCGGTTCTGTCGCTAATCAAAGTTATCAGAATGATAAGTTTGATTATGGGGAACTATTAGAGGTCCGTCATGTGTTTTTCTGTGATGTTCTAAACTTAGAACTTCACACACAAGACAGAATAAAAACAGTTCCTTACTCTTCGAAGTTAATCGTTGTCCCTAAGGACGCGACTAAGCCTCGCTTGATCGCATCGGAGCCTGTTGTAAATCAATTTCTACAACAGGGGCTTTCGCACTGGTTTCTTACCAATGTTAGAAAGTCGAAACTATGGTCAGTTATGAACATAACCGATCAAGTTCCCTCCCAGCAATTAGCTAGAAGAGGATCTATAGATGGTTCATTAGCCACAATCGACTTGGCATCTGCCAGTGATCGATTAAGCTGTTGGACTGTTGAGCGCGTCTTTCGGGTTGCGCCCAATTTTCTGCATCTATTAGATCTGACCCGAACTCCTACGATTAGAGTTCGTGAGAAAGAACTTCCTCTTAGGAAGTTTGCCTCTCAAGGGTCGGCGACTAACTTTCCTATCCAAACATTCGTTTATACGATGCTGCTTCTAGCAGTTAATCGTGCAAACGGGATAGATCA